TTGGACATTCTGAGATACATTCTGGAAATGAAGCCATTGCTAATTTAAATGGAGTCATTGGTATTTGAGGAATATTATCTGGTATGTCATATAACTCTCCTCTAAGTTTACGATCTGTTGCATGTATCTTACCATATCTGTATGTATACTCATCACATAAGGCTACAAAATGTTCATAATGCCACTTGTAATTATGTACTGATTCTCTGGTCCATACTGTAGATGGATGATTAAAATGACATGCCTTATAAAGAATGTCTTCTCTTTCGTCATTGAGTTTAAAGTATTGTAACATGGAACCAGACTTTGATGGCCTACGTTCCATTACGCCATCAAGCATACGATGTACTGTAGAAAGCATTTGTGCTGATTCTACAATCATTTTGACCACATGTTTATCGCACTGGTCTTGTGCCGCTTTCACTGGATCATTATTTAAGATAAATATATTCATAATCTAGAGATTTGGCCTAATAGATTATCAACTTCTGGATCATTGAGGTAACCAATTACATTATCTGTAATTGGAGTGCTGTAACATATAGCACCAGATTCGTCAAGAACAGCAATTTCCCATTGGCCTTTCATGTAGCCGTAACTACCTTTGTGCCTTACAACACTTGCACCATATCCGTTAGGAAATTTAAATACCTTTTGTATACCACCGTTGTATACGTTTTTTTCAATTAAAAATTCATTCATAATATACTTCTTTTATTAGTTTATATATGCTATTATACCATATTTTAGACATAATGTACACATGTATTTGCATGTTTTAGTAAAAGTTAACCCCACGTCTGAGGTTAACCCAATGGTTTACCTCCCCATATATACCCGTTCAAGATCTTGAAGATTCTTTTCCATATATAATACTTTTTTAGCCATTTTATATGCCAGAACTTCTTTGCCTTTTTTAATTAATCTCATTCTATAATGTTTAGTTTCAATAATATCTCGCCTCAATCGATGAATACCGTGCATGGATTCTCCTTGTTGGTTAGTTAAAATTTAAAAAAACATAATATAGGTATTGGGTTCTCCTGTTAAGTTAATTTTAATTAGATTGCTTTATCAACAATAGCGTCATCTAACACCATATCACTGAATAGGTCAGGCCATACTTCTGCTACCATTTTTTTAGTAACACCACCGAACTTACTGGTAAATGCCTTGTCCTTCATTGCAATAAGAATATCAGCTTCGTCAGGATGTACTGATTCTAACATGCTAATAAACATTGTTTCTACCTTACTCTGTGATAATCCTTTTGCTAAAGGATGACCTTTAACAAGGTAAGGTAATCTTTTCTGCTCTAAATGTATACTACTAGGGCTATGTCCTATAGGTGCATCGTCCTTTACGTAAGGTGGCACGCCTTTAGGAAGATTCCATTCTACAATGGGATCCCAAGCTCCTTTTAGTACTGTAATTAAGGCAACCGAATAGTTGTCTTTTAGATATTTTTGCTTCTCAGCTTTTCCTCTTTTTTTACCGGTATTAGTTAATACCTCAGAGATTAATAAATTAGCCATTGTAAAATTCCTCCGCACATTCAACCAGATTCTTTAATCTGTTTTTAATTAGATAGTTTAAAACTTTCATTCGCATAGCTGGCTTTTGCTCTACAAAATTATTTATAATAGTTTGAGATAGATCAAACGGGATTTCTTCCAAATCAATAAGTTTTTTATTTCTTTGGTAATTTCTGAATTCCTCAGTTGTCATCACTTCTTGTAGCTTATCGGAGTTTTCTAACCAATAAGCTATTTTCTTTTGTGTCATTGGCGATTGCCTTATTTCATCAACAAAAGAGTTATCAGGTGATAGTATATTTGGTATACCATCTCCCTTGTCGCCACGACATATATGTTCAAAACAATATGTCCTAGGATTTTTATCTGAAACAGCTTTCTTTTGAATTGGTGAAAACTGTTTTACATTTGAATATTTGTGTAATTGTATAAAATCTTTATCAGAAGATATAATCATTACTGGTTCATGATTGCCAAACTCTTGAGTATTTTGTACTAGAGCACCAATAATATCATCAGCCTCTGCACCTTCCATATGTACTACTTTATATGGAAAATTATCTTTAAGTTCTTCTCTAACCAAATTTAAAATTCTAAATACTTCGGTCCAATCCATAGTTGAATCGGTTTCTGCTCTCTTCTTTTTTCTATGAGCTTTGTATTCTGGAAAAAATTCTTTTCTCCAAGTATTCATACCGTCAGCACATATAACCATTTGGCCATACTCATTTCGGTATTTTTTATTATACATTCTGATACTGTTTAGTATCATGTGTCTAATCATTTTTTCATCATTTAGTTTTTGCACTATAATATTTGATAGTGCGATTTGGCTATAATCAAGTAATATCATCTTCGTCTTCAACGTCCTCTACTGTTAATTGGTAATCTTCTAGTCTGAAAGCAACTAAAGCGGCTAATTTTGCATATGAATTTTCTAAATCTTCATGTAAGATATGATCCATTCCAGCTCTTCTGAAAAATAAACTAACAAGCATATTTAGAATAACCATAAAATCTTTATAGTTAACATCTTCATTATCTGACATGTCAATATTAAGATCTGGATATTCTACTGATAATTCATCTAATGCTGATTGTATTAAATCCATTATGTAATGAGCAACATTGATAGCATCATCTTCGTTTTGAAGCATGATATCCATTCGTTCTTCCTCTACTTCAGCTAATCTACGTTCTGTAGGAAACTGAATTACATTACTTTTTTCTGCTTTCATAGTGTTATTATACCATATATTCCATTAATTGTACAGTGTTATTTTAGCCCTTTTACTGCATTTCCGCCAAGTCTAACATTGATAATACCGTTATAATATTTATCTGACATTAATACTTCTTTATCGAATTGCTCTTTAGCCTCCAGGTAAGCACATTCACCTTTAGTGTTACATAAATGCAAAATATTTCTATGGAAAATACTTTCGCCTTGAGTTTTAACTTCTTCAGATAAAATTTTATTTGATCCAAAATAATTTCTCCAATCAGATTCTATTAATATTTTTTTTCTACGTTTTCTAGTCTTTGTTTTAGCCAATGTTTTTTGGCTCCAGAAAAATTTCTTTCCTATATACTTTTTACCATTGCAACGATTTGTTATTTCGTAAACAAAGCCATAGTAATCATCACTACTAAAATTCTCTGGTGGGACAAACACTCTACCTTTATATAACCATTCCATAATTATATTTATGTATCGTCTATATCTTCCCAATCTTCATCAAAATTTTCTTCTGGTTCTTTATAACCACAAAATGGACAATGTTTTGGAAGTAGATCTGGGTTATCGTCTTCATCAATTTCGTAATAAATTTCAGAAGCATGAAAACACACATTGCATTCTATTATTGTAGTTGACATTAGACTATATCCTTAAATTGGTCCCAGCCTCCGATTGATTCACCATCGATTGTTATTTGAGGAAACGTTCTTGCTGTTGGAAACTTCTCAAATAGCTCTTCTCGTGTGAAATCATCATTTAACATATATTTTACATATGTAATGTTGGTTGACTCTTGTACCATAGCTTCAGCTTTACGTACTGCCATGTCGCAAAATGGACATTGTGTTTTACTATAAATTTCTATAACCAATTTACTGCTCCGTTAATTATCCAAAACGCTAGTAACATAAACCCAAACACACATGCTTGAATTACTGTTGCCCAAAATATCTGACGCATTGGATGTATTTCTGTTATTTTTTCTACCCAAGCTTCACTTGGGGCTAAGTTTACTACCTGTAAAACTTTCTCAGGTTTCATTGCATCCATCCTAAAATAATGTTTATAATGATTATCCATACACATAGTAGATTAGAACCCACTATAGACATACGAACATATGTAATAAGAACTTCGTTATCACTGTCGTACCCATCGTCCTTACCAAAGGACCCGAGTGCATGTTTAATTATTTTAAACCACCGTACTTCGTTATTCACTATAAACTTAATCCTGATAATGACTTTTGGTCAACGTCTTGTTTAACACCACCTGTAACATATGAACTAATTTCAGTTTCTTGTGGAGCTACTTGCACATTACCACCACCAATCCATTTTTCAGTCCATGGCAATGGGTTTATTTTAGGAACAGTGTAAGGGCATGTTAAACTTAATGCTCTCATTCTCTTACAACCAATCCATTCAATATAGCTACCTAAAATATTTTCGTTAAGTCCAATCATAGAGCCATCTTTAAATAAATAATGTGCCCATTCCTTTTCTTGTTCTATAACTTTAGTAAATAATTTTACTACTTCGTCTTCCATTTCCTTAGCAATTTTAATATAATCTTTATCTTCTTTTAATAGATTTTTAATTAAATAATGGGCCCATTCCTTTTCTTGTTCTATAACTTTAGTAAATAATTTTACTACTTCGTCTTCCATTTCCTTAGCAATTTTAATATAATCTTTATCTTCTTTTAATAGATTTTTAATTAAAACCGTTGTACCTGCTAAATGTGTATTTTCATCTCTAGCAATAAACTTAATAATCTTTGCATTACCTTCCATTTTTTTAAGTTCAGCAAATGCCCAAGAACATGCAAATGACACATAAAACCTAATACCTTCTAATGCATTAGCTGACATTAAGCACATATATAATGCTCTTTTATGATCCATCTTATTTGTTGGTCCGTGATTGCATGTAATTAAGTCATCGTAATATTTTGCAATATCATTACCACAATCTAATATTTCTTTTACATTAAGCATGCCATCAAACACTGTTGAAGGATCTGGATAAATATTCCTAATAATATGTGTATATGATCTACTGTGTATTGTTTCAAAGAAGCTCCAAGTTTCAATCCAGTTTTCAATTTCTGGTAAACTTGCAATTGGTAGAAATGCTAGGTTTGGTGCTCTACCTTGAACAGAATCTAAAAGAATTTGTCTTTTAAGATTACTTGTAAAAATATGCTTTTCATGTTCGGTTAATCCTTCAAAATCTTTTTTATCTTTTGAAATATCTACCTCTTCAGGCCTCCAAAAGAATCCAAGTTGTTTTTCTGTAATTTTATCTATTTGTGGGTACTTTAAAGTATCAAACCTTTGTATATCTACTGCTTCATCTAAAAACATGTTCTTTGTTAGATGTGATTTTTTATTTTTCTTCAATATTGCCATTTTATATATCCTTTAAATTTTACAGCTTTCGCAATCGTCATCGTCAATAATTACTGACTGGGTTTCAGTTGTTCCACTATCGTATGTATGATGGTCATCGTCTTTCATTTCTCCTGCACCATCATGAGTGTTAAAATAGTAGAGTTGTTTTAATCCAAATTTGTACGCATTAACAAGATCCTGTATCATTAACGACATAGGAATTTTATTGTCTTCAAACTTTTCTGGATTGTAAGAAGTATTAACACTAATACCCTGATCAATATACTTTTGAAGGATAGCACATATCTTGAGATATCCATCAGTTCCTTCTTGATCCCACAATAAATCATATTTATTTTTTAAATGATGGTATCCTGGAACAACCTGAGCTAATACACCGTCCTTAGATTGTTTATAAGATACAAGTGCTCTAGGTGGTTCAATACCATTAGTGCTATTACTAATTTGTGCAGATGTTTCAGCTGGCATTAATGCCATTAAAGTGCTGTTTCTAATACCGTGTTCTTTTAAGTGAGTTCTTAATTGTTTCCAAGGTACGCGTTCTTTATGCTCTATTAAATTATCTACTGCACCTTTATATGTATCAATTGGAAGTACTCCAGAGCCGTATTTTGTGTCATCAATTGCAGATATTTTACCTTTTTCTCTAGCTAATTTTGATGAAGCTCTTATAAGATAATATGACCAAGATTCTGCGTATTCATCTACAATTTTAAATGCTGACTCATCGTATTTTAATCCTCTTTTTGCTAAGAAATAAGC